GCCCATTATACCACTGACCATAAGTCATTGGCGCATAAACTTGTTCCAGGTCGATGACCTCATCAGGAGTCAACCTATAACGGCGATAGATACTAAAATCTTGTGGACGAACGACGAGTTGATCACTACATACTTTGTGGGATATGTGGTTACTAATGAAATTGTGAAATGGGACGTTGGTGATTGACAACCTCTCTACTGTAGGTAAGGGAACTCCCGTGGCCATTCGCATTGTGTCTAACACTTTGCAGTAGGTTCGAGGGTAAGCCCCATGGATGAGTCCTGCCTGAAACAAGCACGCTCTGTCTTTGATGTCTCCTTTTCCTGGGAGATCTCCATCACATTCACCGGATGACCGTATAAGGACTCCTAGGTTCAACATAGGGGACCAAGATCCGTCTACATCAAGCACTGGCGAATGCTTCAAGAACTGAACATCTTCAAAGAATTCCAAGGGTTTCTCCCAACCAGTAAGAATATAACCTGCACTTGCTGCCGCACTCTCAATGTCCATGCCGGATGCCATTCTCTCGAAAAGAGAAACGGCTATCATAATGTTGGCAAGGTTGTTGATTAGAGTTGTTATTGTAACTCCTGTGTATAGCATTGGTTGTTTAGGTTTAATCTTACAGTAGATATGTTTTCTGTGTTTGATGGCACTAGAGATTTTAAGTTTCCTAGTACATTGTTTTACAACTCTCTTGAGAGCCTCGTATAACGTGCCTGAAGTTATGGCAAGCATGGCCTCAAAAAGAGCTGGAGTGTGGGACGCGTCGCAAGATGATATGTCGAGATTATACCATTTCACAATTCCTTTCACTCTAACAGCATAGCAGGAATCATCAGAGAAGTAAACGAAATAAGCTTTCCCAAGTGGGTCGTGAAGCTTCTCAAAAATTCTCTTAAGGACGGTGGGCTCGGGGGCTTTACAAAATTCTATTGCGCCTCCCATAAACTCAATTGGTTCATCAAACATGGCCTGTTTCACAATAGAAGCAGCGACGAACCCAACAAGAGAACCTTCACATCCAACATCTACTATTGACCGAGGATACTTTTCTATCTTAGCTTTTTCGTTTTTCTTGATTTTTATAATGGGAGTGCTTCTAACCCAATCACTATAGAAGTCCATGGCTATGGAAGTTATATTCAACTCAGCCCACGATTGGACACGTAGCGCTTTCTTAGAGTGTGGATCAGAATGGTGTATACGTGCTTCTGAATAGTGATCTGTGAACTTCTCATAACTTGGTTGATACTTCAACAAAAGGGTTTTAATGAATGATTGGTGATTACGTATAAAAGACAACTGAGCATAATACAGAAACCAGTGGTAACCGGGGATACTGATTTCTCTAACACAAGTGATACGACGTAAGGCCTTACGCAAATTCACATTAGAATTAGCGTAGTAAAGGGCGTCATGGGAAGCTCCTGGTCCAAACATCGACCTATAAGTCCCATCACAAGACTCATGGCTCTCTGGAAACGCGAGCTGACCATCAACCCAAAACTGTTGACCTTTAACACACACAAACCTACCGTTATCCTCAAACGGTTTTTCAACAGGACAATTAACGACACCCAACTTATAGGGGGAACGAACCTCTGGTGCGAAGGCTACGCTCCCCTTTGACGAAAATCCGGCTTAAAAACAGATGCAGGGTTTCGAAACATCTTCCTGACATCTCTAAAAACTCTAATTTGACAAAAGTGTGAGAGAGTATTATCTATATAATTAGTATCGAAATCTTTAACTCTATTATACTCATCTCGGTGACTATTCATCAAGTATCGATCAGCCGCTGTGTACAAAGCAGTCCTATACTCTACAGTCCCTTCCTTAGACCCAACTCCCAATGCCTCTCTAGCAAGCAAATCTGCCCCGGCATCACCTAAATTACCACACAGAATCTTTAACAAAACAACAGAGATGGGTTCTTCGGAGTACCCGGTATAACCAACTTGACCCAACACAAACCGACTCAAGGTGCCATATTCCATCTTCCAGAACGGTTTCTTCTCTTCAAGTTCACGAGGGGAAAGGAACACCTTCCCTAGATCAAAGGCCCAATTATGGCTTTCCAATGGTTGTGCAAAGGTCTCTTCGCTAAGAGTATCTGAATTGGTAACGTTGACAACTCTGACATCCTGTTTATAAAAGCCAGGTAAGATAGTCAGAATAGCATCCAACATGCGACGCTTCGATGTAGCGAATTCTCCTCTATTGAACATCTTGATGATTCTGGTCTCAGGAAAGAAACCTTGACCGACAGGAGGTATAAAGTTGACTAACAGACCACGGGGAGGGGCAATGGGAATAGGATTCAATGGGGCAGTTCTACCTCTCCACCTTTTAACACTCGCCAATATTTTCTGAGTGAGTGGAATCTTAGGGGGTGGGAGCAGAGGGGGTGCAGCTGGGGGAAAGTCTGGCCAAGGTACATCTTCCACCTTGTAGTCATCGGGAGGTATGTAGGACAGATCGTCTATCATCACGAATTGAGCAGGAGGTTCTATTATAGGATTTACAACGGGTCCCTCCTCTTCTTTTACCTCATGATGTTTCTCATCCATGTCTTCTCCTGGCCATTCTCCTCCATCAGCGCGCCTCTTCACAGAGCTCAGAAGGGGGACGTCGAAGGGTTCAGGAGCTTCAACTTTCTTGGGAAAGGGGATCAAATGTATACGAGGAGCCAAATATTTTGGCAAACGATAAACTTTAATTACCTTCTCTGATAATTTTTCTTCGTTCGTAAATGGGAGATTGAGAATCTCATCTCCAGATTGATCTTCACCACCTTCCTCTCCTTCATCACCTTCTTCTCCGTCATCTCCTTCCTCTCCTTCATCTCCCTCATCTTCTCCATCGTACTCTGCTCCAAAGTAAGCTGCAATGGTCTGTTGCAATCGCTCAGGGAATACAATATCTGAGAATAGGTTCTCAACTTCTGCTGTGATTAAAGCGCGGTCTCCTTTGCCTGCTATTGCTTTACTAATCTTTCGTTCTCTTACCGCTATGCCCGTCAGTTGTTGGGATGTGGAATTTCTCGAGGCCCAATGATACTTCAACCCAAAAGAGTCAAAAAGAACTTGGTTGTCAGAGTCTAAACGAATCTTGACTAAGGCAGGTTCTCGTGAAACAGCTCCCTTCTTCAGGGGTAAACTAACGCTTTCTGTTTCAGGGACACCTCCTACGGTCGCCTCTTCATTTGTCTCCATCTCTCCATCCGGCTCTCCTTTCTCTTCCTCTATAGGGTAATCGACTTCTAACGCGGTTTTATATTCTTCATCTTGTAATTTCCTCTCTTCATGAAAACGAGCTATATCAGCTTGCAGCCTGGGGAGTGGATCATACTCATCCTCTTCTTCAGGTTCTTGATAGGGAGGGAGAGCTATGGCTTGAGCCAAAGCGACCTCATTTCGAGCTGCTTCGAAAGTTCTATCTAGAACATCTTGGTAATCTTCTACTGGATTTTCTTCTTTATTTTCTGGAATTACATGACTGTGTCTAGGATCGGGACAGGAGAGAGGGGTATCATCGTAAATCATATTACAAGTTTTATATTCAGGAGGTTTCCTGGGTCCACCTAGAGGTGTGCCATTTCGTTGCATGCGCTCAGCGTAACCTCTAGCGGCAGGATTTAAAGGTTTGCGAACTTTATGGGAATGTCGCACTCCTTTACACCCAAGCGAAACCTCTGTGCAATCAGGGCGATCTAAATCATCTGTGTTAGTCCACACACCATTGTTCCCGTTCAAATCTGAGAATAGTGGAAAGGGGGCGTTAAGTGGGGCGGAAACTCTATCATAAAGGATCTTAATAGTATTAAAGTCTAATCCCTTTTGTGCGCATTCCACCTCGAACCCCCCCAATTGATGCGCCAGGCGTAAGTACCTGGATAAAACACAGACTTCTTTGACTTCATTACAAGCATCCTGAAGCATAACATGAATACGAACCATAGCTATGTAATAATCTTCTCTCTTTTCAACGTCACACGCATCCTTGACCGTTCCCTTCGATCCATTGAGACTTGGCGACACTTCATGGTCTTCACCACTATCGTCACCCTCATCATCATAAAGGGTCAAAGCCCGTGTTGCCAAAGGATAGTCTGACACATCCCAATAGGAAGATAAATCCACTGGATCGGGATTATCAAGATAAGACGGATAATCGTCTTCTTCATTCCTCCAATAGTGAGAGTCTGGTGCGGGGTCATAATCATGAGGTTCATAACCATAGACATACTCGTCCAAATATTTGTCTAAGGGGAAAGCGGACTGATTAGGTTCATAATCATAATCCATCCTATGAGTACGTGGGTCGATTATTAAAACCCCACTTCGCTCACGATTGACCACAAACCACTCGAAATAATGCCTCTCACCCTTAGCATTAGGATAATTCCACCAATGCTTAAAGGTGGTCACGCCATCAAATGGAAAATTGAAAAACACATCATGATAATCAGCGTACCGAGTGAAGCCGTCACATTCTCTGTTAGAGTAGGTGAAGTGACAAGTGTCACACACTACTATTGGTCCACAGACGTCACACATGGTGCTAGTGACTGTTGGGCCTCCACAGTTGGTGCAATTGAACATCATATAAGAAAGAACAATTTTCAAAACATCGGAGTGAAGGTGTCGGGCCAGAACTCGCTCACTCTGTCTCAGTCTAACCGGTCCGACTTGAGCGAGTGAGTGAAGACTATCTAACAATGCACGAGTTCGAT